TTTTTGTGGGTGGCTCATGTTGGGCCACCCCCTTTTTAAGGAGTAAATTATGATAGTAATATCAAAAGAAGACAAGTATATTTCAACCACTTGGGGCGCATCTATTAGATTAGAAGCAGGCGTACCGAAAGAAGTTGGACAAGATTTAGGTGTATTCTGTTTGCAAGAAGGTTGCACAGAACATAAACCAGATATGATTAAAGACAAAAAACCTTCAGAGCCTATGAACGTGAAAGTTGCTGAGGTAGTTGAAGTAGAAGTTAAGATTGAAGGTGTAGAAACACCTAAAAAAACAACGGTTAAAAAAACGACTAAAAAATAATGGCACTATCGGGCGCAAATTTAATATCGAGAGTACAAGATACTTTACAAGATACGACAGGCGTTCGTTGGACTTCGGCTGAGTTGCTTCGTTACATTAACGATGCACAAAGAGAAGTAGTTAATTTTAGACCAGAATCAACCGCTAAACACGTTAATAACTCACTTGCTACTGGGACAGAACAAACTGTACCAGGCTTAACTTTAATTAAAGTAGTGCGTAACATGTCTAGCAACCAAGACAGCGCAACAGGTGGCCGGACTATTAGGTTAGTAGATTCCGATGTTTTAAATTCTATAGAACCTGATTGGCACAACCCAACCGTTACAGGTGATGCTGCGCATGGGTCTATAATAAAACATTATATATTTGATTCAGATGATCCTAAAAAGTTTTACGTATACCCTGGAGTTAAATCTGGACTTAATGCTTACATAGAAATTGTTTATTCTGATGTGCCTACGGACTTAAGTTCCACAAGTAGTACCATAGGAATAGATGATATATATGGTAATGCCATTATAGATTATGTTTTATATAGGTGTTATATGAAAGATGCAGAATTTGCTGGAAACCAACAAAGAGCTGGCTCTCATTATCAATTATTTATGTCTAGTATAACTGGAGGTGGGGCATCAAAAAATATTTTTGATCCAAACAACGACAAATCTTCCGCAACCCAGGTACCTAGATAATGGCTGCTTTTGATTCCCTTGTAAAAGACATACTTCCCTATGTTCCAAATTGCCCAGATTCTTTAATTGAATCAACTTTAAGATCTTCTTGCATAGAATTTGCAGAGCGGTCTAAAGCTTACACTTTTGATTTAGATGCTATTACTAGTATCCCTGGAGTGTATGAGTATGAGTTTGATCAACCTAGTGGCACTGATGTTCATCAGATACTTTGGATGACTTATGATGGCAATGATTTAGATCCTATAAGTCCTAGAAGTCTTGAACTTAATTACTCCGATTGGAGAAACAAAACATCCGTACCACAAGTGTACTTACAAAAAACCCCAGATGCTTTTTGGGTTATACCAATTCCTGGAAGCGCTGTAGCCAATGGCATTCAATTAGCTGTTGCATTAAAACCAAGTAGAACTACTAGTAATATAGATACTACTTTCTCTAACAGTTATAGAGATGGTATAGTTTATGGAACGCTGTACAGACTTCTTAGAATTCCAGCAAAAGACTGGACAGATTTACGAGCCGCCGCAGACTACCTAGGTTTGTTTAATCAAGAAGTTGTACAAGCAGAATTAAAAGCAAGGGGCGGTGATTTAGGGGTTAAAAGAACAGTTAAGTATAGAGGAGCAGGACTAAGCCCTCGTAAAAGGTATAAGAAGTATGGTTCAGAGATTGACTATTGATGGCGTATCTATAGAAGAAATTCCGCAAGCGGAAGTAAAATACTCTTTTGAGACAATAGAGCCAGATTTAAAAAAAATAATAAAAAAATCTTACTCGGACTGGATACCCTCAGATGTATATTTGTCCTTAGTCGAAGAACAGTCTAGACTTTATATGTTTTATCAAGAAGATACTTATATAGGGTTTATAATTACCCAAGTTTTAAAGAACAGAAGCAATGAAAGCACTTTGTTTATATGGGCAAGTTACCAAAAACCAGAGTATAATTACAGAGATATAGGGTTTTTGTTTGTAGAAAAACTTGCAGAGCAATTAAAAGTTGTAGCAATAGAATTTGAAACAAGCAGAGAGGGGTGGAAAAAAACAGCCCCTAAAGCAGGGTATGACCTAATAAGTTATACTTTTAGAAAAGAATTATGAGTAAAGCAAAAGGCAGCGTAAATTCCAAAAATTATACTACCATGTCAGCAGAAGAAAAATCTGCGTTTGATCGTATTAATCCGCAAGTAGATACTAGTCGAGCAGCTTTACAAAAAAATATTACTGATTCTTTAACCAAAGCAGCTGTTGAAAAAACCGGAGAAAAGACCGGCATACTAAACGCTGATGCTATGCAAAGCAGTTTTAGTAACAACAGTTACGAAGCTTCTAAATCAGTTAACAATGCGGCGCAAATAGCGTCTCTTGCCAGCCGAGCTTTTTATGCAGGAACTGACCAAGGACAAAGAGAAAAAGCACAACAAGAAATGGGTGCTTTAAAAGCACAAATAGGGCTAACACAAATAGACAGTGGGGCTAGCGTTAAAAGAGCTGGTAACCAAGTAAGTGAAGATCTTACTCGAACAATGTCGGATGCTTCAGTAGATAGGGCTAAAATGGGGGCGTTGTATTCTACAGCCTCAGCTGCTATTAAAGCTAATAGTGGTCCTAATTCTGTTACAAATAAAAACACTGGAGATCCAACAAGACCAGATAATTCTATAACTACATCAAACCGTTTTATGGGGCTTCCAGTACCAGGTTCAAGTAAAACTATACTACCAGATACTCTTGGAGGCATGTCAAAACTAGCAGGGGGTACCCCAGGTTTTGGTGGCGGTAAAATGGGTGAGTTCTTTAGAAATTCAGCCGCAGAAGTAACTTACGCGGGCGGTACTAGCAAAACAGAAAGCCCTTTCGTTCCAATTTCATTTAGTTAACAAATTATGGAAGACTACCAAGCATCCCCTTACCTTAGTCGCTTAGCAGGCAATGACTTGTACAAAAAACAAGAGCCCGTCGATACCTACGACGATTTAGAATTCAATGTTACCTCTTTAAACAATGAAAAAGTAGATACGGTTGACGACTCTGTAGCTTATGCGGAAGATTCTAACGAACGCGCAATGGCAATGCAAAAAAGAAACCAAGGGCGATATGGAATTACATTAACCGGCGCAGAACAAAAAGAAGAAAGCCGATTAAGTCAGCTCGAAGGCCAATCTAATGTTGCAGGCGCTAGTACAAATGCTATGAGATTAGATGCTGATATAAACAGCAAAAAAACAGACGCAATGACAAGTTTGTTATCTAACTTCTATAATTCCTCTCTTAGCAATCTTTTAGGTTTAGAAGGCTTTCAAACTGCGCGACAAAATGCTTACCAAAAAGATCGAGGCGCGGCTAGGTCTCAATACTATGGTTTTCTTGGAAAAGTTGGATCAACTTTAGGGAGTTTATTATAATGGCGTTGTTTCAAAGACCAAACCAAATGACTCCACTTCAGGCAGCGCAAGTTAATTCTTATCAAAGAGATCTCCAAACAAAAGACCTTTTAACCTTAAACAAGAATCTTCAATACGAAGAAAGTGCTTTTAACAAATCGTTATATGACGCCACTACAATAGCTGACCTTCCAAAAGGCCATTTGTTTGCAAGTGATGAAGAATTAATTAATTTTAAGAATAACCATGATCCAAGCACGGTAGGTTTTGATTCTTATTTAAAGTTTTATGGACAAGAAGAAGCAATTGCTAGAGTTTTAAACGGTTCTAACGCCGCTTCTGCTATTTTAGGATATGGCAAAACCATAGATTTAGATAGCACAAAATGGAATCCTGATACACAGTCATTCGACGTAATGGTAAGAACTGAAGATCAAGAAAAAGGTCAAGCTAGAACCAACCCAATGACCACAGCAGGAACAACTGTACAGGGGTTGCTTGCTGAAGGCGGCAGAGCCGCAGTAGAAGAAAACACACTCCCAGGTGTTGGAATTGATGAAGTCAATTTCTTTTTAGAACAAATAAAAAGCCAAGGGCAAAACGCAGCAGGCGGATTTTCTGCACTTGAAAACATTGGTGGAATGGACAAAAAAGGCGCTAATATTGATTGGTTTCAAGGCGATACTAGAGAACAACTTAAAACCCTTGCAGAGATTATGGCAGGAACAGGAACAGAAACAGGAACAGGAACAGAAACAGGAACAGCAACAGGAACAGCACCAGGAACAGCACCAGGAACAGCACCAGGACCATATAAAGGTCCAACAAACACGCTTACCTATAATGAAAGTACCAACAACGCTAATGCTCTTTGGCAGAATGCAGAGACAGATACATTTAAAGACCAACCCCCTGTAATAGAACAGACCCTAGCTCAAATTTTAGATTTTACTAAAAAAGATGGAGATTATGCTAATTGGTCTAAAGAACAGCTAAACCCTGAAACTGGAAAAATGGGTGGTGTTCATACGCCCGTAGGAAAATACCAATTTATAGGAAGTACTTTAAGAGACATTAAAGACAGAAAAGGTTTTGAAGAACTTGGGTTTGATGAAAACACTTTATTTACAGAACAAAATCAAGATAAACTTTTTGAATGGTATATAAACAGAACTATTAAAGATGTAGGACCAAACGCTACTCAACAACAGATTAGAGACAAAATAAGAGGTCGTTGGTCAGGAATTAAAACCACAGGCCAAATGAGTGATGAAGAATTAGATGGAATTATTTCTCAAGTTCAAGCCGGTACTTATGCTTCAGGTGGTGTTACTGCCCCTGCTGCTGATGATGATGAT